TTTAAAAGATTGTGGGAAGATAAGTTACAAGAATTGATGAAACTTCAATCTAAGTACTTGACAAGGGACTCAAATAGTGTTATAATAGCGTAATGAATATATTTTACTTACATAAAGACCCAAAGACTTGTGCTGAAATGCATTTAGATAAACATTGTACCAAAATGCTTATCGAGTATGCTCAATTAATGTCAACAGCACACAGAGTCCTTGATGGCACAAAATACATTGGCAAATCAAAGACAGGTAGAAAAGTTACTAGATACAAACTAGAAAATAATAATCAAGAAAATATTGTTTACAAAGCGTGCCACATACATCACCCAAGTGCTGTATGGGTTAGAGATAATGCTTATAACTATTATTGGCTATATCAAATGTGGTTTTATCTACACGAAGAATTTAAAATCAGATATGGTAAAGACCATAAGTCTTATACATTATTGAAAGATTTACTACGAGATCCACCTAAAAATATACCCCTAAATATTCCTTTTCATCAACCAACACAGGCAATGCCTGATGATGTTAAAAATGAAGATAGTATTACTGCTTACAGAAACTACTATATAAAATATAAAAAAGATTTTGCTACATGGAAAACAAGTATTCCATTATGGTATAGTGAGGGATTGAATGCCAACATATAGATTTTTAAATACAAAAACTAACGAAGAATATGAGGACTTAATGTCTATAGCAGACATGGAAAAGTTTATTAAGAAAAAACATATTGAATTATTACCACCAACACAGATGAATATTATATCAAGCACAGGTTCATTAGATAGTAAAACTGATAGTGGTTGGAAAGACACACTATCTAAAATATCTGAAGCCCATCCTAATAGTCATCTTGCAAATCAATATGGTAGGAAATCAAATACAGATGTACAAGTTGCTAATATGAAGAAAAAGCATAAAACCAGAATATTAAAGGGTGGAGGTAGATAAATAGTAGTATGGCAGATTTTGATTTTTTAGACGGTTTTGATACAGGCGGCGATTGGGGGTTTACAGGTGTTTCTGAAAAACCAGCAGACAAATCAGTATCAGATTCAAAAGCAACAGAAGCAGTAGTTAAACAGACATCTGAAAGTGTCGGTAAGGCAGTTTCTGGTGAAATTATTACTAGACTAGAGAGTAAGTTAGATAAGATACTCCGTGCAACAAACGAAGCAAAAGATACAATAACTGCTAAGAACGAAACAGAATTAGAGATTGCTAAAAAGCAAATGGATGATGAATATGATTTACGAAAAGATACTCTTGGAAAAGACTATAAAGAAAAGTTTGGTAAATTAGAAAAGTTAATCATACCATTGCTCATTAAATTAGCAAAGTCTCCTGAGGCATATATTCATTGGCCGAATAGAGCAGAAGTCATAGAACAGCAAGTTAAAAAAATCATAGCAATAACTAGAGGGTAATTATGCAATTATACCGAATAAAAATAGAAGCCGATGTTTATGCGGCATCTGATTGGGATGAGATTAAAAAAGATTTAGTTATCGGATACAAAGATGCTGATGGTAACATAGCAGAAAAAATACCAGGCAAATATGAATCAATAAAAATATTGAACATCAAGAATGATGAATATAAAATAGAAAAATCGCTTGACAAAGAACTGCTTAACGAAGAACCGCTTGACAAAGAATAGATAATCTGTTATAATAAAGACTATGAATAAATTAAATGCCTTTATGAGGGAGAAGTATGAAATGAAATCTTTTTCACATACTCCCCCAACCAAAACACTTCCAGAAGTAATTACCGAAACAATTAATGGTAGACGATTTTATGTTACACCAGAAGGTAAAAAATATCCATCCATCACAACAGTTTTATCAGGTCGAAGTAAAGAAGGTATCAACAGATGGCGAGAATCTGTTGGTCATGATGTAGCGAATCAGATAATGAGAAGTGCTGCTAAAAGAGGCACAGCCGTACACACACTAGTTGAAAACTATTTAAACAACGAAGAACTATCTAAACAAGATGTTTTACCCCTTGCATTATTTACTTTATTAAAACCAGAACTAGATGATATAAATAATATAGTAATACAAGAAGGTGGACTATACAGCAATAAATGGGGTGTCGCTGGGAGAGTCGATTGTATTGCAGAATATAAAGGCAAATTATCAGTAATAGATTTTAAAACATCCACAAAAGAAAAGAAAGAAGAATGGGTAGAGAACTACTTTATTCAAGGTTCTGCTTATTGTGAAATGTACGAAGAAAGATTTAACCAAGAAATTAATCAAGTTGTAATCCTCATAGTGACCGAAGATGGTGCGGTTCAAACTTTTATAAAAGATAAAAAAGATTATTTACCTTTGCTGAAACCAGCAATAGAGGAATTTAACAAAGAAAATGAAACAAATACTTAAAAGTGTTTTAGGTACTGTATTAATAATTTTATTTTTAGCAATTGTATATACAGGACTTAATTCATTACAAGCAGAGGAAAAACCAAATTACGATATAACACAATTAAAAGTTAAACCTGTCCCATTATATTGTGGGGATACTTCATTTGTATTTCAAACAGCATTTGAAGTGCTTGGTGAACTACCAATCGCAGGTGCAGAAGTAAGAAAAGCAGGTAATTTAAATGCTCCTGTTGTAGGGGTATTAACTTTTACTTACAACAAAGAATGGAACAAAGGAACTCTAATGATGACAATACCAAGTACATATGAAACTTGTATATTGGGTTATGGAGTTAATTGGGAGTTTTTTCCCGTTCTAAAAGAGATTCTTGATGAAGGTAATGAGAGTAACTAATATGGACCTGGGTGCAATACCCAGCGCCTCCACCAATCCTAGATAGACCTTTAAGGGGGCGAAATAGGATCGACAGTTAGAAAAAATCGTACTGGAGAGGATAGTCCAAAGACTTTAAACTAAAATAAAAGCAAACTTTAATGAGTATGCATTAGCAGCCTAGGCTGTTAGGGGTTTGCCTGTACCTTGCAACAGAAACAGGCACTAGTTTCCTCTTGAATGAGGAGTAAGAGCGGTGTTGGCGGAATTGGTAGACGCTACCACTAGGTTGTCGTAAGACATACAGGTTCAAGTCCTGTACACCGTACCATAGAGGGTTAATTTAGGAAGGGAGTACCCTAAAGTATTCCCGCCCTCATAACTAAAGGAGAGTATATTATGATGGAAGTATTAGATATTTTATTACCAATGGGTATATTAATTTTGTGTGTTTATCTGATAGGTTATATGTCAGGTAGTGAACAAGCAAGAGAAATCTATAATCCAGTACTTAGAAAGAATGATGTTGAATGACCTATTTTTGTTTTGGCAATGGTAATTCAAGAAAAGGATTAGACCTTGACAAATACAAAAAGTATGGTACAGTAGTTGGGTGTAATGCGATTTATAGAGATTTTACACCCGATATACTAGTAGCATTAGATTCAAGAATGAACCATGAGATTTATAGAAGTGGTTATTGTTTTAATAATATATCTTATCTAGGATATTGGACACCTATACCAAGTGTTGTTGCTGAAAATATGTTATTAGAACAAAAAGGCAAAGTTGATGTTGAATTTAACGGATGCCAAGAGGCAGTTTATCACGGTGCTGATGGTGTCTTTACATATATTCAAGGTCGTGGTAAAAATCTAGGTGTAACATATGTAACTGGAACAAAGGAAGATAAGGTAAAAAATATAGAACCAGATGTAGATAAGTTTGCTTATGCTACAGGTGCTAGATCCATTTATCTTTCATGTGAAATAGGAGCAGATGAAGTTTATATTATTGGACATGATTTATATTCATCAGATAATAAAATAAACAATATCTATGCAGGTACCGATTGTTATGCTAAAGATAATGCTGATTTAGCCAGACCTGATAATCCAGATGAAACATTTAATTGGATTAAACAACATAAGAACACATTTGATTCATACAAGTTTACGAAATTTTATAAAGTTAATCCTGAAGATGAATCAATTAATGTGAGAATTAAAGAATGGAAAGATTGTGAGAATTTAGAATATATAACACATACAGACCTTGACAAAAAGTTTAAAACATAGTATAATAGAACAATGATAATAACACCTAATAAATTTGCATTACTAATAGAAGATACAGTTAAAACTAAACACATGAGCTACATGGATGCCATCATTTTATATTGTGAAAAAAATGGTATTGATCCAAGTAATGCAAAGGCATTAATTAATAAAACATTAAAAGAAAAGATAGCATTTGAGGCACAAGGTCTTAATATGTTAAAAGAGAAAACAGCAAAGTTACCAATTTAAGAAAGGAGATATATGTTAGAAATAATTATGATTACATATGCTATCGCAATAGTGGGTGGTGTATTAATACAAGCGGCAGGAATTTAATAGGGGAATAATGAATGGTTTTGAAGTATATAAAATCTATTTGGCAATCAAACTCCACTTCACAAGTAAAAACCAATCTTACGACTTTCATAAGCACAACGGCAGAACAACTGCAAGATTGGAAACCTTTACTAAAAGAAGGGATAGGTATTTCTTTCATAAGCTTTCTAAATCTTATAACGATAGGAGCATTGTTGATTACTTCCTTAGTAATTTTGTTTCTAATACTAATCTATGGGTTGGTGACATCATTGGCAAAACTGGTGACGATCATTACAAACTATGGAGTAAAAAAATAGAGGCATTACATTATTATTATGAACAAGACATTGATTATATACTGGAACGAAAGATAGAATTTGATGATATTTTTACCTCAAAAGATGGACAACATCCACCAATATTGAAAATGTTTTTATCAAAGAGAATTAATTTTGAAACCTTTATAATATTAGATGATATATTATCATTTTCAAAACAACTAAATAAAAATATAAAAGAAACTGTATTGTGGCCTAAATTGTACGATAGAATGGTAAGATATAAACCTTTTTTAAAATACAATATTGCAAAATATAAAATGACATTAAAACTAAAACTAAAGGAGATATAATGAGTGAAGATGATAAACAGGTAAAAGTACAAGTACATACATTAGGAGAAATAATTATCAAGTTAGAAATGCCTAAAACATTTATTGATGAGATTAATAATGCCTTTGATGAAAAAGAAATGACAACAGTAGATTGGACTACTCAACTTGCAGGTAAAATTAAGAAAGAAAAATTAGTAAATCATTTATTAGATGATAGTATAAAAGGTACTTTTCAAATGTGTTTTCAAGAGTATATGCAAAGGTCAGGTTCAGTATTAACAAAAACACATCAATTAGTTTTAGATAACGCTTGGATAAATGATATGTTTGCAGGTGAATATAATCCTGCTCACTTTCATTCAAGCAAAAATAGTTTAGTAGGTCTTTCATCTGTATTATTTTTAAAAACACCTGATACATATGGTGAAGAAATAATCAATCCTAAGACTCCATCAAATGGATATTTAGAATTTATAGGTGGTCAACAGCATTCACTAGCAATATCACAACTTAGGTTAAGTCCTAAAGTTGGCGATTTCTTTATATTTCCATATACACTAGTGCATACTGTTTATCCATTTAGTGGTACAGATCAAGTAAGAAGAACACTATCATATAATTGTGATATACTACCTAAAGTAATGGTAAAAGCAAAGTAAAGGAGAAAACATGAACATTAAAGCACTAAGAGAACAATTGAAAGT